ATCATTAGTTAATCTTCCCCCTAATTCTTTACCATATTGTATTGTTGATACTATTGTGCTATAAGTAATATCTCCATATCCGTTATTTTTACCAGGCCACCAAAATCCAGGAAATACTTCAAAACTATGTGGTAAAGCTGGATTTTGATGAAAATGATTAAAATTGCCTTTAATAATATCTTTCCAATAATTAGAATCTATTAAAAAATTTAACATATACAATAATAGCTTTTTAGAAAACATAGAACCTACGGTAACTGGATATGCGCCGTTAACTAATGTATTCGTAGAATTTTCTCTACAATATTTTGCATAACGTGTTCCCCAATTAAAATAAATAAATTCATTTTCTTGTATTGCTAAATTTTTACTTAACATAAATTTACTACGCTCTATCCATTTTTTATCTAATGTAAGCATATGATCAACGTTTTTATTTATAAAATTTTCAAATGTTTTATCAAATTGATCTATATTATATACATATGAATCTTCTTCCCATGTATATATGCATTCAGATTTACTTTTATTAATTAGTAATAATATTTCACTTGCCCAAAAATTATCAATAGCATCCTTCCATATAATATTTTCATATTGATTTAATTCATTAGTAAACGTATTGTTTAATTTTTCTACAAATGAAATATAAATTTTATTAATATATTTACTTTTTTGTATATTAGATAAAGATTGTTTGAATATATCAAAATCATGATTAGGTTTAATATATGCAATTATATCAAAATTCATTAAATAATTTTTTCCTTTGGATTTAATGATCTAATATGCTGTTCCGTAGCTTTTTGTTTTTGTAAATTTCCTGCAGCTTGATTAGGATTTGTTCTGTTTAATACTAGTAATATATCTTTAATACATTTAATCCTATCAGCTGATCCACATAATTCTGCTAATGAAAATAAATACGCACAATCAGTTGCTTCTGTATAAAATTTTCCTGATCTATTATCAATTAAATCTGACTTTTCTAATTTTTTAAATAAAAATGCTCTATGTGTTCTAAGATGAGAATAAACATGCATCCATTGTCTATATGCATGATTTTTATGAATTTCGTTTGGAATATCTATACAGTGATGCGATCCATGATCCCCTGATGGAAATATTTGATATGTACCATACGTCATCCAGCATTTAGTAATATCATAATATTGATCTAAATATTGTAAAGCAAAAACAGATGAAAACCAGTCATCTCCATCTAACCAAATAACAATATCTTGGTCATTAGGATTAATTTTATGAAATGTTGTATAATAACTATATAATGAGCTACCAGTATTAGTTTTATTTTTATGATATACAAATCTAGAATCTCCTTTTATATTATCTAATATTATATCTTCAGAATTGTCTGTAGATCCGTCGTTGATAATATGACACTCAAAATTACTAAATGATTGTTGTTTTGTTAATTGAATATTTAACGCCACCCATTTAGCAACATTATAACAAGGCATTATAATAATAAATTTATTCATTGTTTAATTATTTCAATACAAAGTACATTTTCATCATTAATCATAATCATATCTCCATTTTTACATTTCATTTTTGTAAATTGTCCTTGTTTTATACTAGAAGATAATATATCATGAAACGTTCTTTTAGTACCACCAACAAAATGTATTATTTGTGTGACATATTCTCCTTGTATATTAACTGAAGAATTTAAATTTATATTCATTGATGTTTTAGATTGTTTCATAATATTCATTTTGTTTTTCTTGTCGTTCTATAGTTTTAGGATGATGGAATGCAAATTCTTCTTTTGGAGGAAGATGTGAATATTGTTTCATTCCTTCAATTTTTTCATGAACTTTACCTTTCCATTCTATCATAGGAGATCTTTTATATATTCTTCCTTGATAGTCTGGCCAGTTAACCCATCCTTCTTCATTTACCTGCCATCGCCACTTTTGAATATGTTCATTAGTTAATCCTTCAACTGTATTTATTCTTGGAACATATATCAATTCAGTTTTTGGATTTAATTCTATAATTTGTTTAATATTTTGTATTAATATCGAAGAAGGTAATTCATCAGCATCTATGTTAAAAATCCAATCACAATCATCAAATAAATGATATCCTAAATTTTTAAATGATGCAAAGTTATTATCTAAATTACTATATATTACACGAAATGATTCACTATCTGGAACTAAAAATTGATTACATAAAGAATCAACTTCAGATGTTACATTTTCTTCATCTAATAAAATTCCAATACAATCACTTTTATCTATGTTAGTTCGTAATAATATTAATAGTTTTTTTAACTCTTCATATTCGTTACAAGCTGTTATAAAATATCCTATTTTCATACTTTACTTAATTTAGGTAATTTTAATTTAGGTAATTTTAATTCTTCTGCAGATGGTATATTAGAAGTATTTGAGTCTATAATACTTAACAAATTTGTATATTGTTTTTCTATAGCAGATTTTGTAAAATTTTCATTTATAAATTGTTTTTGTTTTCTTCCAATATTTACAAATTTATTATAATGTTTAAATGTTTCTCTTAACACTTTTTTTGCATATGCATAATCAGGAGTAAACCATTTTGCTCCTTCAATTAAAAATTGATTTCGTGCACTCGGATGTATTTCTGTTAAACCACCTGGAATTTCTATAATAGAATCTTTTTGTAAAAAGTCTACCTGGCCAGAATAATATGGTGTTATAATAGGTTTTCCAGTTGTTCCAAATTCTAATAACGGCCTTCCAAATCCTTCGCCTTTTGTAAATGTAATCATTGCTTTTACTTTTGAATGATTATATAGTAGATTCATTTCTTGATCAGACAAATCGCCGTGTATCAAATATATATTTGGTAATTTGCTATTATTAGGATGTAAATCACGTAACTCATTAATTTGTTTTTCTAATCGCATTCTATCAGTAATGGAATATGTAGCGCCACTAGTTTTTAAAATTAAAGCAGGCATTTTTTGTTTATTTCGAAATGTTTCTAGAAAAGTATGTATTAATCCAGTTATATTTTTTCTATCTTCTCCTAACTGTCCTGATAGCCAATGACCGACAAATAAATAACAATATTGTTCGTGTATATTGTCTAACATATTAGTTGTTTCATTAGTTTTACAATAAACTGATTGATCGAAATATTCAGATATAATTTCAATTGTACAATTAATTGGTATTTTATGTTGTTCTGCAGTTTTTAATAATACGTCTTTTGAAAATGCAGATGGAACTACAATTAAGTGCATTTTATTTATAGATTCTATCCATTCTTTAGGACATATATCTCCTTCTGTAACTGCAGTAAATCCAATATTATATTTTCCTACTGCCTGAAATTCGTTTGGAACAGATACTTGTATCCAAATATCTGGCTGTTGTTGTATAGGCAATGGAATAAATTTACTAACAATTTTTTGTGGTAATGGAAATGATAATGGAGTATTGCCCCATGGCATAGATAGTAATTTAATATCCCATTCTTTTTCTTTTTGTTCTATTATATTAGTTACAATTTCTCTTGCATGATGTCCATATCCTGATTGAGTTGCAACTGGACTAGCTATAATACATGTTTTCATACGATACCCATTTCTTTATATTTTACTGTTTCTATTTTTTTCACAACATACTTTGGTCTTTTTTGTTTTCCATATTTAAAAAAGAAATTAATAATTTTTATCATTTTTTTACCCATTTGTTCTGAAGTTAATCCATGTGTCAAACAAAATTCTCTTCCAGCCCAACCACAATCTTCTCGTTCATCATGATCCATTTTCCACCAATACATCATTGCATTTGCAACATCTTCATATTGTGCACGATCGTCAAATATATATGGTGTTACTGGAGATCCTTGTAATGATCTATTAGAAGGAAATACTGGTTTTACCCATTTACCATGCTTTTTAAATTTCCCTTTATGATTTGTAGAAAATTTACCATCAAATGATATCCATTCTCCATCTTCTGTCTCAAATCTACATTGATCTTGTAATCCACCGGTTACATTATTAATAATAGGAGTTCCTGATAGCAATGCTTCTGTGCTACTAAGTCCCCATCCTTCGTTTGAAGCTATATTAACTACTACATCTGCTACATTATACATAGCATTTAATTCTTCTTTTGAAACTTTATTTTCAGAAAAAATTACTTTACATTCTGGCGATGTATTTTTCCAAACTGATCTTAAATCAGTTCCATTAGCATCAACTGGTTGAGTATGCATAACTAATGCAACTTTGTCTTGTTGATCTTTTGGTAACATATTTCTAAATGTTTTAAATGACAATATAACATCTCCTGGTTGTTTTCTTCTTATATTTCTATTATTCCAAAAGAATACAAAATCTACATTATGTTTTATTTTAATATCATTATAATATTTCTGATATAATTGATCTGTTTCAGAAAGTGGTTTATAACTATTATGATTTAATCCATGTGGAACATATGAAGTTATTACATCATTCCATTCTAATTCTGGATCTTCTGTATTATCTTCTAAATCATAATCATATACCCCATATCCGTTCTGTTCTAACACTTCTTTATGTATATTATCTGATTGTTTAGATATTCCCATAATTAAGTCACAGCTACCGTAAAATGGCGAATTCCACATTGGATATGGTAAGTCGTCCCAAATTGAAAGATAAAATAATGGAATATTAAATGAAGTTTTTATTTCATGCTCTAACTCATACAACCATTCCCAATATCTAGGATCAGTAAAATGTAATATTGCATCGGGTTTTTCTGAATGTAATATAGTAAATAATATATTTTTATCACCATATCCATTATTTGCAATTATTTTAACATTTGCATCTTCTACTCCAGATTCTTTTGCAACATCTTGTGAAACGTCAAATGCTTTACCTTTATCTGGATGATCCATTGCTGCTCCTAATTGAATCCAATCATAATCAGAAACAGTATTTAAAACTATTTCTTTGGATATTGTCCCAATTCCAGAAGGAAGTCGAAGATCATCTCCTAATAATAAAATTTTTTTCTTTTTTTGTTTATTGGGGTCTAGTTTTTTTAATTTTGGTAACTCCATTTATGTCCTTATTTATAACTTATTTAATATAAATATCAACCTAGTACAACAACCGGTTTATTTAATTTTTTAACTTTATTATACGCTGTTTGTAGTTGAGGATTCATATTATTTTCATTATTTAATATCATTAGATAATCACAGTTTTCTGCTAACAATCTCATTCTATGCAATAGTTGAGAAAAATGATATTTTTTTCCATAATATCCTTCTGGAAGAGCTGAATACAAGTTATGTCCAGTATATGATGCATTATATTCTTCATATTGAATTCCAAACTCTAACGAAAATTTTCGAATCATATAATTTGCTCCTTCTGACCCTCCAGCACCTATTAATACTAAATCTTTTTGAAATTTTTGTTTTAAATCAGTTAAAATTTGTTGTACTTTTCTTTTGTTTTGCCATTCTTTGTTTCCAATAACAGCTACTCTAATCATTTAACAATTGTTTGGTATCTTGATTTCCATTACCTACATGAGATAGCATCATTTTTAAAGAATCTAATTTTCCTTGTGCTTCTGCAAATTTTTCAATAAATTTATCCATTTCATTAAGTATATCTGGATGTTCTCCTATGCCAACAGAATTATTTAAATATACATCTAATTTTGCTACAGCATCTGATTTATCTGCGTGATATTTTGCATATAATGCATCTAATATTAATCCATTCATTATTTTCCTTTTTTTATTTATATTATATTAAAATTTATTCACGAATCCTATTTTCTTTAGGACAATTTTCATAATCCATTTTAAATGGACACCATTTACAATTTTTAGCTCCACGACCTGCAATTGCTATATAGTTTTTATTTTTTTGTTTATTACCATCTTTATCAAAACAATATTCTATAAACGTGTCAATACTTCGTTGTATCTTTTTTCTGGTAACAGATCCAGATGCTGGATTTAGTAGTTGTATCCTTTTTTGTGGAAACATTGATTCTTCTAATAGTTTTCGTTTAACTATAAAAAATTCAATATCAATATTATCAATTGATATTCCAAACTGATCTGAAAAATATTTTTTATATGCAACTAGTTGAGCTGCTTTTAATTTGTCTGCTTTTTGATATTTATTCCAGCCCATTCTACTAGTTTTAATATCTATTATCTTTATTTTATTTTGTACTGTATCTCTAACTACTATATCTATAAATCCGTACCAGTATACATTTTTATTAGTAGGAGAAGCAGGGACTCCTAACTCTACTTCAATTCCAACAAGCTCTTGATTCTTAGTTGAAAAATATTGAGCTCTTCTTTTAGTAAACCATTCTAATATTCGTACACCGTCTTCTAAATGTTCTGCTAATTCAGTTGGAGTAGAAAAATGTTCTCCATTATTTGCCTTGACACCTTTTTGATATTCTATCTTTAAACATGTTAGCAACATATCACGAAGATCAATATTATTAGCTGCTTTAACAGAGTCAGTATACATTACAGTTAAATATTCTTGCAATGTTTCATGAAATGCTGTTCCAAAACATGTTGCTATACTGTGAGTAAATGGAGCTAATTTGTCAATATAGGAAAGCTTCCATTGTTTAGGACACTTTTCAAACATGGACCATTGTGAATAAGATATCTTAGCAGGAACCTTAGATACATCATTTAATGATAGTTTATATACTGGATTTATATATCCGCTTTTCATATTATGGATATAAAATAAGATCTTGTTTACATTCTAAAATAAGATCATCCTTTATTTCGGAAATTTTATCATAAAATTTTTCAACAGCTTCATCATATGCATATTGATCTTCATTATCTTCAAAATCATCTTCATCTGGATATTCTGGTAATCCATCGTCTTCACAAATAAATTCAGATCCGTTTTGATTAGCATATCCTCCTGAAACATGTAAATACGCTTCATCTTCACTTCTAGCTTCCATTTCAAATTCACCTCGCTTTGTAAACCAATCTGCTATTTCATGAAATAGTTCTTCTGGTGGATACCATGCAGAATCAAATGTCAAGTCAATTATATCATCATCTATTTGCCAATCGTGTACAAAACACCATTTTGCTCCTACATTTTCAGTCATCCAATCTCTAGTTAAATTGTCTTTTGGATAATCTTTATATAATAGTCCATATAAATTGTCAGCTAATAAATCACTTTTTTTCTGCCAATCTGCTTCTTCTACTTCTGGTGTAAATAATTTATCTACGAAATTTTTTAGAAGTTTTTTAGATGCTTCTATACTTACAACTGTATATACGTTATTTGCCATAATATTTTTATTATATTATAAGAAATTATTCGGATTGATCCAAATGTTCTGTTAGATATATATCTATTAAATCTTTTGTCTTTTTTAGATCTTCTTCGAATTGTCCTTTTTTTCTACATCTAACAATTCTTTTAACAATATCAAATTCATATGAATTCAAATCCCATTCTTCACAAAATT